TGACAAATCGGACCTTTGTGCTCTGCATCCACATGAAAATGACGGCCACCAGAATTAAAAGAAGCGCGAGCATTTCTAACATAAATGTAGAAAATAACCCCCAGATGCTCAGACACCCCCATCCCTCATAGACGCTCATGGGGTACGCACCAGTATATGATTACAGATGGGGATGTGGCGTCAAGCAAGTCACGGACCGAGCCATTTTAAATGATGCCAAAAAAGTCATCATTAAAAATGGGTCAAAGATGGAAATCAATCATATTCCTAAAATCGGGGACTACGGCATCCATGGGGGAGTTCTCCAAGTGATGCGTGGTCAGAGAATCATCACGTATCATTAGTCGACGCGCGAATGAGAACGAAAACCACGACCAGGGAGCAGACCTGGAACAATCTCCTGAAGGCGTTCCTACGTGAGAAGGGGTGGCACGACCTCGTAGACAAGGTGCACTACGACCACGTGATCACCGACGCCCGTGAGTTGACGACGGACCCGGAACGTTTTAAAATTATATCAGCGTATATCAAGAGTCGATGGAAGTCGTGACCTATGCGAATAAATCTCGTGGCCTCTTCGAAGAGTTAGTGCACAACTCGTACGACGTCCCAGTGCGCGTGTTGGGATGGGGCACGAAGTGGAATGGATACTCGGACAAGTCCAAGGGTATGTTAGAATACATCACGACCTCGAAAGATGACGAAGACATAGTCGTATTCATAGATGGTTTTGATTCCAAAATTAATAAACACCCCGAAGAGGTTGAAGAACTCTTCAAATCCTACGATTGTCGCGTGTTGTTTTCAAAACATCCAGACATCATCTCGAAATACGTCGTTCGTCAGGTGTTTCCGATGTGCACCACCGAGGGCATGGCTAACGCGGGGATGTACATGGGGTACGTGAGGGAATTGAAAATCATCTTAGAAGATGAACTTCGCGAAAAATGCCAAGATGACCAGGTCAACTTTAACAAAATGTGTCAAAAGTACGATTTCATCAAAGTTGATGAAGATGGGCTCATCTTTGAAAACAAGTCCCCATTTAACATGAAAGACCCATCCGACGCCGTGTTCGTGTCTTACCCAGGGACACCCACGTTAGAACGCATCGTTCGCGCGTGTCGTGATTACGCGCAGTTTTTTAAGTGGCAGTTCATCTTTGCCATGTTGGTCTTGTTGGTGACACTTCCAATGGGACTTCAATGGATTCCAATATACGCGTCGGTCATAGGTGTGTTGTTCTACGTCTTACAGGCCGATAAGAGTTGTGCGCGATGAAAAAAAATATACCTTCAATACATATATGAAGGTGGCGTTCATTTTCATAGTGAAGGATGGTGAAAAGTATCTCGAACGAAACCTGAACTTATTGAAGCGACACGGGCACGACATTTATGCGGTTGAAAACAACAGCGTCGATGATACGAAGAATATTCTCGCACGGTCGGGAATTAAAAAAGTCGTGACCCTGGACCTCGACGATAAGAGTTCCATCGAACTGTGTGGACTGGGTGAGGTCAACTGCGCGAAACGCGTTCGACGCCTCGCGTACATTCGTCAACAAGGTCTCAACGCGGTGATGAACGCCGACGTTGAGTACGATTACGTGTGCATGTTGGACATGGATTTCGTGAAATATGACACGAAACACTTGGAAGAGATGTTTGAATTCATGGAAAAGAACAAGGATGTCGACGCCATGTTCGGTATGTCTGTCATTAAATACACTGGCATTCCCTATGACATCAGCGCCGTACGACCGATGACGAAATTACCGACGATAGGATTGGGCTTAAAACGATACGTGAACGTGGAATCGGCCTTTAGTGGATTCGGGATTTATAGGTGTTCATCCATCTTGGACAAAAATGCGCAATACGATTATAAATCCATAAATGACATAGAACACGTACATTTCAACAAATATTTTGACAATCTCGTTGTTGACACGAAATTCAATCCCACGTACGAACCATCGGATAAGTATATTATTCCCAAGTTTCTCGTTGTTATTTTTATATTAGTATACATCATAAGACGCTTTCTAATCTAATCTCGAACCTCACTTCTCGCCTCTCTTAATTAGAGTCATCCAGCGTTTCAGAAACAACCGAAAATGAACGTCGGCATCATAACACCTGGAAGAATTTCCCCCGGAGTGAACACCTGCATCGCAGAAATCGCACTTCGGGAGAAACAGAGGCACAACAAGATTCTCGGCGTCGTCGAGGGATGGCGCGGTCTCAACCATGGGTTCATGGAAGAGATGTTCGTCACCGGGGAGGCGCGTAACGAACCGGGAACCATCCTTCACACGTCAAGGGAACCGTTGAACATCAAGTTGGCAAAAAAGCATCTCTTACTCCTCGACCGACTTTATTGCATCGGTGACATGGAAACGCAAAAGGAGGCGCGCGCCATCTTTACCTCGGACCTTCCACTGAATCTGGTCGGTATTACCGGTTTCGGGTTGCAGTCCAAAATTGAAGAGGTATCGCGATACATCAGAAAGTGCCACGTCCTCGCGAAAAGCATCCACGGTGTGGTGTTTCTGGAACTCGCGGAGAAATACGGCGAGGTGGCGCGTAACGCATCCATGTGCGAACCTTACGCCAACGTCGTCATCACGCCAGAGGAAGATGAAAACTTTCTCTTTGATGTGCAACACAACTACGCGATGAATGGCCACTGCGTGGTCGTCGTGAACGCGTGCTGTGACTACAGGTACATTCTCGATGCCCTCGGGGTGTACAACGTCGAGACCACGATCATACGCCCAGACATCGCCCTCGACGTGGCCGCGCCGTGCATGTACGACAACGTTCTCTGTACGCGCATCGCGACGGATGCGTGCGTGCACGCCGATATCCGTAAAAATTTCGTCTGCGATGGTGGACGAATCGTCCCGTACGCTTTTTATCCAGAAACTTTATTCTCAATCAATTTTAATGTTGTATAAATACATATGTCTCTTCAGAGCACTCCCTTTCTTCTTGCGATTGGCACACTTGCAGTCGCAGGTCTTCTCACACACGATGGCTTTGACTACTTTGGTAAGGTTGAAAATGTTATCAATGGCCCACTCGTCTTCGGCATCACCATACTCATGCACAGCATCTTCGGCGCGTCCGGTGTGACGGAGAAACCAAAGATACTCGAGTCCGTGTCTCAGAATATTTTTTTCAAATTTTTCACCCTCTTTTTGATTGCCTTTGCGAGCCTCCGTGACTTTGAAGACACCTTGCTCGTGGTGCTTCTGTTCCTGGCCATCACGCAGTTGCTTCGAACGAAGGAGGAGCGCGAACGTCACCCTACCATCCTTTAATCAGGTCAGACTTTTTCGCTTTCGGGAAACGGCGAGAAAACATCTCGGTGTCGTCGTGAACGCTGTGCCCGATCGTCGACGGCTCTCGTCGGTCGATGGCTAAATACTTTCGAAGGTCCCTGTAGTACACGCGAGCACCCTCGGCGATGATGTCCTCGAACTTCAAGTCGACGTGGTTGTTCATCGGGAAGAAGAGGGGGAAATATTTCTCCATATTCGGTACGTGCATCAAGTAACACTTCGTGCTCGAAATCCATCGCACGCGGTCTTTTTGAACTTCATCCGGAAGGTAATGGAGACAGTGAAAGAAGCACGCCTCGAAGTCATCACCTTTCTCTTTGATGAACGCCTCGACGTAATTGTGCAACTTTTTCGGAGACTTTACGACGACGTTGTCTTCGAACACGAGGATGTACTTGTGACCTGCTTTCATCGCTCTGGTCCATATGTCTGCGTGACCCATCTGACATCCGATGGCACCCAGGTTGAAATACGTCATGTTCGGACGAATCACACTCTTTTCGTAGTGCATCTCCACCGCCTTTTCCATGAATTCGCTCTGCACGTGGTGCTCAAATTTTCGAGCCGCCTCCACGCCTCGCGTATCGGGTCCGTACACCACGCGAACCTTCGGACCGTCCGTGTTGTGTCTGAAAAAGACTTTGCGACGTTCCTCAGCCACGGGGAGTGTGAGGAGATACGACTCGTACGACCACGTGTTCTCCCTGCGTACAAGCATGAACACCAACGCGAGAATGATGAGCGCAATCACGAGATACATATATTACTTAAAGAATAAAATGTTTATGATATTAGAGCTTCCATAGTGTAGTGGTTCATCACTTTGGACTTTGAATCCAACGACCCAGGTTCGAACCCTGGTGGAAGCTTCCGTCTTAACTCAATCGGAAGAGTGTGAGGCTGTTAACCTCAAAGTACTGGGATCGAAACCCAGAGACGGAGACTTTTCTTTTTAAAAAATATCGTACATTTTTTAAAAAGTGAAACATGTTTGGATTTCTTTTTGGTCACGCACCACCACCACCACCACCACAGACGTATGAGCCGATGATGCTGATAACGACGCGTAACGAGGTCGGGGAGTTGGTCCTCATGGAGGTGCCGAAGCCTATCAAAATCGAGAGACATCCAAAATTAAGGTTACGCGCCTATTCGAGCCAGACTTTTCTAAGGTATGATAGCGAGCGTGGTCAAACATGAATTCATCCCCGGTTTTGTGTACGTGTGCGCTGTCGCGTAGGTAAAGCGTGCAGTCCCCCGAACCCTCGAGGGTCATGTGATATCGAAGCTGTAAATTACTTTCGGCTCGGTGAGGGGCGATGGTCATCGGACCTTCGATGACCGCGATGACCCCAGTCTCCTTGTCCACCTTTGGAATTGTATCAACGACGCTTTGTAACAGTGGGAAATCACTCACTTTGTAATAATAGTACCCGGTGTTTTTTGGAAACCATGGGTCGAGGTCGTGAAAATAACGTTTCTGCACGTGAGATTCTCGTTCGTAAAATTCCCTTCGTATCTTCCCAAAGTTGAATCCTATGGGCCATAGGTCAAACGGCTCGTACGAGCGTTGTCCGAAGAAGATGTCCACCAGGGTGTTCCGCATACCCACGAGAGGGCGCCATGGATTTTGGAAATATAACATATCCACAGGGGGTTTACAAAAGTCCCACGCGATGAGACCCAAGGGTAGGAACCACCACATTAATTTCTTCATAGATATTAAAAATGCCAGGGTACAAGCGCTCGATGTACACCGCCCCTGAACCGACGGAAGACGTCCCAGACCTCTCTTCGCGATTCTTCATGCCCTCCATGGAGGAAATTCTCATGCTCATCATCGTCGTCTCCCTCTTCTTTTTGCGCCACATGATGACGCAGTTGACGTACGCCGTCGCCCTGGTGGCGCTCATCGGTCTGTATGCCTATCGACGAATGGAAAAGGTTGAGAAATACTGCTCCAAGTGCATGATGTGAAATAAAAATGTATGTAGTAAAACAGATGAAGGTGCGTCTCACCGAAAGTCCGAAGAGAGACAAGAAATTTCGTGTCGTCTTCGTGAACACTGGACGCTTCGTAGATTTCGGTGGTAAGGGATACTCGGACTACACCATCCATAAGGACGCGGAACGCATGGAACGCTACTTGGTGCGTCATCGTCGACGAGAAACCTGGTCCAAGGAGGGGATGTACACCCCTGGATTCTGGTCGAGATGGTTGCTCTGGTCGCGCCCAAGTCTCGCCGGAGCGAAACGATTGATGACGCGAAAGTTTGGCGTGACCTTTTAAAAGAAATCATCGGTGCGATACATTTTCACCGTGTACGTCCCGGTCTTACCCAGGATGTCGACGTTTTCGTTACCATAAAATTCGGGACAACCGATGTCCTCAGTGCACTCTCGACCGCTGTGATTCACAGGCACTGGGTACATCTGTTCACCAGACGTCGTGGTGTAGTAGTTATAGCGGTCTCTGTACCCACGCGCCTCTCGTCCGTAAAGTGGGAGGGTCTCTCCCCCGTTTTCGTCCACCAAAAGACCCATCTGCTGCATGTATCCGGGTTTGTACTTCTTGATGGGTGGTCCCCTGAACTCTGGCGCGCGCGCTGGTGGTTCCACGGGCACGGGCACGGCCACCTCGAACGGGACCATCACCTCCACGATGCGTGGGTTGTACCACCACACGTACGCGAGGAGGGCGATCAGGAGAACGATGGACGCTATGTATATCTTCATCTATTATAGCCGAGGATTATTTTTTTATTCTTCGGCTATAATAATAATACATGACGGAGAAGAGAAGTAGAAACGAGGAAGCCGCGCGTCTCGAACGAGAAGCGGAAACTGCGAAAAGACGCATGATCATGAATGCGCGAGCCTCCGCAGAACGTCAAAATTTAATGAGACGCATCAATACCAGAGGTACGATGATGCTCGCCATGCGTCGTTCGCGTCGAGTCGAGGATATGTATCAGCGAATGGTCGCCAAAGTCATGCGTCAAATGACGTACACGTCGACTGATTTCAAGCAACTCGGAAAGATTGTGCGCGCGCGTCTGGACAGAAAATGGGACGACGTCGAGCGCCTGATTAACGAATGGCAAGAAGCCGTGAAGAGACGCGCGTGCCGTCTGAAAAAGGCACAGATGAAAAACCTAGCCGCTGGACTGAACATTAACGTGACGAATAAGAATACGCGTCAGACCATCTGCGCGAAAATTAAAAATTGAGGACATTTTTGAATTCATTTAAAGCGTTTCTGTGGGTGTTTATGATTTTTTGAATGGTCGAATGTCTCGGTACGTCGTATAAAATTTGAATAATTCTGTCCGTGAACACGACGCGTATCACTGGAAGTTCTTTTATTTTTTCATATCTTTCTTTCATGGTCTTTATGATGTCAAAAATCTTCACAATGTCCCGACGGGTGAGCTCGTACAACTTTTTCGACTCGGCGGTAACACTTTCTGGAATGAGTAAGAATTT